ATGTATCTCGTAACAAACGGAGGCTGTTTTAATCTATATTACAGGTCAAAGGCCGCTGCTGAATCGGAACTCTCCAGATACTCCCCTGCTGCCGGATTAAAAATTGTGCCACTGTTAGTTATCCCCGACTGCCAGAAGCCAGAGCAAGTAAAGAAGATGCACAGAAAAGCCTGTGGGCTAATTGGTCAAGATATAAATAATTGTGAGTGTAATAAACCAACCCAGAAGCCAGAGCAGGGCGAAGCGGAAATAGACATAACTAAAATCAGAGAAGATTTACAATTTCTTTTAGAGAATCATCCATTTGATAGCGTGCTGGAACAGGTTGCAACATACGCCTATTGTGCCTTGCGGGAGGTGGAGAAATTGAAGTACAACTGAAGGAGTATCTATGGAGATACAATAGTGGAGAGAAGTTCTCCTGTATAGTAAAATAAATTACGAAATTATATAAAAAGTGTCGCATCCCAGCACCCCTCACATTACAATTTCAAATCCCGACTACCTCCCCCCTGTGTTATCAGTCTTATGTCTGTAAAGCCCTATAACTGCACACACACAAGCGTCCTATAACTACACACAAGTACACACACTACATATAGACATACAATCCCTTACACAACAGCAGGTTAGATATATAACTAACACGGCGCTGTGTTATTCATCTCCTTAATTATCGCAATAAATCTTATTTTTTATTTGACTTTGCTCAAATATAGTGTATAGTTTATGCAGTAGTCGATTGTTTTTTAGAAAGCAAATAAAATGACCATAAAAGAGTACAAAGTGGCAGTAAGGGTATATAAAGCCTGTGCAAAAGGCAAACCGGTTGATTGTAGCAAGTGTATAGGCTGTACGGCTAAAATTAAGGCAGGGGTGCAAAAATGAAAAAAAGAAAGTTAAATGAAGCCTTAAAAAGATACAATCGTTGTCGAAATTGCATTTGCCTTGTTGCAGGAGTGAATGGCAAGCCGATTTGCGATGAGGTGGGAAAAGCCTGTATTGAAGTAAAAATATGCCCAGAACAGGGGGATTAAGGTATAGTTTAACTCTGCGGCGGGGGGCGTAATCCCCTATATGCTAAATAACAGGTACAATCAAGAAAAAAGATATTCCGACAGTTTGAGTTTTTCGACGACAGAACGTACCGCAAACGACATTGACGACAACAACAGACTGCTATGCAACAAGCTCTTTGTTATGTTATATAGAGTCTCTTATAGTAAGTAGAGGCAATAATCAGGGAAACGCCCTGCGGCTGTATATCGTAAGCTCTTTATATGTAATAACTTATGACAATTAAAAGAAAAGCTGTTTTTTTCTTGACTTATTGACAGCAATATATTATAGTTTGATTAGTAAATGAATGATTTTTTAAGGTGATTTATGAAGACACTTGATAAAGAAGATTTAACAACAAGCGGTTTTATACTGGATACAGGGGAATATATCCCGTTGACGGCAGGGGAATCACACGCAGACACGGCTGAATCCTTTGATGCTACCCTTGATAATTTTCTTTCACAAGGAATTGCCCGTGTTAAAATAGACCACGAACTACTATGTATTGAACACAATTTAGATTTGACAAACAAACAGAAAAGATGTATAATCAGAATCATAAGAGCGAATAAATTTTACAGCCTGATATATTTTGGCCTGAAAAGTAAAATAGATGTAGAACTAAATGAATATAATGGTATTAAGCCTTTTATGCTTGAAAAACTATGGAGTAAATAATATGCTATTCAGAATCTTAACAGAAGATATAAACGAATTGAAAACTGAAAAGACGATTGAACTTGTCGGCAAGTTTTTCGCTGGATTTACACTGATTAAGGGAATAGGCTATTGGCAGGGAAAACCAGAAAACTGTTTGATATTTGAGATACAGACAGACGACAAAAAAGAACTGGTTTTATGGTTAGCTAATCAAATTAAATTGCATAATAATCAAGACAGCGTATTGGTACAGGAAATTAAATCAACAGCTAAATTTATTTAGGGGTACAAAATGCTAACAAGAAAAGACTTTAAAGCGATTGCAACAATTATCGACAACAACCGGATACTAATAGATGACTACGAATATATTTGCGATGACGTTATATCAGACCTTGCCAATTATCTTGCAACCAAAAACCCAAACTTTGACCGTGAAAAGTTTATTACAGCTTGCGGAGTGTAGATTGTCTGAATTTAAAATTATATTTTACTTGACATTGTTTGCATATATTGCTATGATGTGATATGTAATTGGTTAAAAATAGTAGCAAGGGTAAAACATTAGCCCCTTGAAGTGGTCGAAAGCCCCGCAACCAATTACAGCAATTATAACTTTAATTATGGAGTTTAAAATGAAAATAAAACCCACACAAGAAAACATTGATAGACTGGTTGAACTTTTAGATGAAGTAATCGCAGAATTAGAGGAATTTACTGGTGAAGATGTAGCTTATTTTAAAAATCAGATAGGGGTTTTGCTCAATAACAATTAGCAATTTTCTTGCCCAATAAAATCCCTGTTTGCCAGTTCAGGGTAAAAACTGGCTGTTATTATAATTTAAGGAATATAGAATGTATTTTATATGTAGAGAATGTAAGCGGTTAAAATCAGATAATCACAAAGGCTTATTGCAGGATACCTGTAAAGCCTGTGAAAATAAACTTGAAGAGAAAACTGTAAAAACACTTATGGTTGACAAGGAATAAATTATGCAAAGTTTTAAATATGGTAAAATCACGGTAGTTTGTGAAGCTGAAAATACCCGAAACGGATTTAGGCATATTGCTACTTTACTCTTGAATGGTCAAGAGCGAAACAAGGCTAAAGCCTGTTATATAAATAGAACGTGGGAAAGTTTTCGCTTTCAAACTGTAATGCAAATACTTATGGATAAATCAACAGAGTGCTTAACAAAAAGACAGATTGCAAATTTTAGGAAGAAGATACTATGCAGATAAAAACGTATTGTCCAAAATTTTCAGGGTTTTATGAAACATTATGGGCTTTTCAGTATGATGATATTGAATATAGTCTATTTAATGAACCTGATAGAATACTGAAACAGATAAACGATTATATCATTGACAGGCTGTTTGATTATGCCGATAACACGGCGTATGAAAATGCCATAGCAAAATCGTATGTTGAAGTTATCTTAATTAAATTACAGGAAAAATATCCCGATTTAATTAAGAGCATAAAATTTGAATCAGTAGTATCCCCAAAACGCTATAACTTTTCAACGGATGTTATCAACATAATTGTTGACTGCGATTTTGACAGGCTAATAGCGGAGTTTAAAAAACACCCACAAGCGGCGGAGTATATAAAAGAAACCTATACCAGTAGAAGCGGATTTAGCAGTTATTATGAAAATGATTTAGGGGATTGGCTGAAAACAGTTAAAAGGGATATTGGACACAAAACAGGGTCTATGCTGGAATTGCTCTTATCCGATGTAAAAGAGTATGATATTTACGAGGATGTAAAATCGGATATTTATGAATCTGATTTTATTGACTATGATAAACTTATTGAGGATGTGAATGATAATTTCGGAATTAGCATTAAGAGTTTATCAGAATTAGAGAATTTTGAAGAGACACACGGGCGTATATTATCCAGTGAAGAGCGGCAGTTTTTATCTACGCTCTACGGTGTAGAAGATGATGTTGACGGTATAGCAACAAAGGCTAATTTAATTCCAGTAAAATTCCCAGAATTTGCAAATTAGTTCTTGACAAAGGTATTTGAATATAGTATAGTAAGGTTTGATTTAAGGAATTTAGGGTGTATGTAATAATAACAAGAGAACAGTTTTTTGAAGCATTTAAAAACTACGGGCGGGAAGATAACTTTAGCAGAGATGGATTATCCGCTCTGTTTGATTATCTTGAACTCCTTGAAGAGGACACCGGCGACATAGAACTTGATGTTATTGCTCTATGCTGTGATTTTACAGAATACAAAGACATAGCGGAGTTCAATGGGGAACACGGTAATAATTATAACACCATTGAGGACATTGAAGAAGAAACAATCGTGATTAAGATTACAGACGAATCTTTTATAATTCAGAATTTTTAAGGGATAGACTTATGGGACGTAGTGTAGAAACAATCGGGAATAATGTTATTTATTTTGACTGTTCAAACTTTGATGAAGATTATGATTGGGATGACCTAATCCTAAATCTGCAATCTGAATTATCAACGAAATATAAATCGCTGGACAGGTGTAAGGATAAGTGGGCGGAATACCCACACCGAGAAAATAGGATTATACTTGGGAACAACCACATTCAGATTAGCATAAGTGAATACTGCGGTTGTGGTGCTGTGTCCGTTTTTGTGCCTGAACAGTATGAACCCTACGGACACCCTGAACTGTCTGAACACTGGCTAAATCAGAATTTCGCAGGTATATACAGGATAGTTTCACGGTATTGTACTGTACTGAATAGAATTGGGGTATTTTCTAATGGTGAGGCAGTTTTTGAAAAGGCAGGTAAATAATTTTTAATTTTCCGCTTGACATTACAAACTGATTGTGCTATACTGCCAGAATAAGATTTAAGGAAACAGAATTATGAGAATATACAAGAAAATTACGGTAGTCGTAAATGCTATGGTAGAAGAAGATTTTGACCCGCATAAGTTATACGTCTGTGATGATGTATCAGACACAATACAGCAGGGGAACGACAAACACGGTGTCTTGTCTGATAATACAGAACGGTTTGAAGTTGTGGATTATGTATCCGCTGAAAGTGAAGATATTTATGACTGTGAGACCTGCAAACATTGTGGTAAAATGTCTTGCCCCAATAGTGCAGACGAAGATGTTGCGGATAAATCAAAATGCTATGAAAGTGAGGGTTAAACTATGTGGCCTAAAAAGTATTTCAAATTAAGTTTTACTGAATTTAATGGTGAACACGAATACATATATGTATATCTTATTGCAGCCAGTACAGAAAAACAGGCTGATAAAATTGGCCGGAAGTTTGTTAAGGGCTGGTATAACAGTGGTAAGAAGATGAACGGCTGTGATGACTACGAATATAGCTACAACGACAACATTTGCAGGTATCGCGGAGTCTATGAAACTACACTGGAAGAATTTACGCACGACCTTGTGCAGAGATTTACTGTTTAGGAGTTTAAAATGAAAACTTTTGATGTATTTATTTATTTGAAAGCACAAGTAGAGGCTGTGGGTGAGTTGGAAGCAACGCGATTGGCGGTAGAATTGCTGGCAGAGAGTCCACGCCAGACCATTGAAATTACAGAGACCAGCTAAAAACTTATTTTTCTCTTGACTTTTAAATGTAAATATGATACAGTAAAACACAACCACTTGCCGCAGCGGTCTATAAATAGCGGCCAACGCAATTATAATGTGGAGTTTGTTGTGAATAAAAAATACTTGGATGTAGTGGATGTGGCCAGAACAGAGGCAAAAGACTTTAACGAACCAGTGATTGTATATAGTTATAAGTTCTGGCGTTTTGGATTCAATCACTTTGGGTATTGTATGGAAGAAAACTTTAGGAAACTGCCAGATATTTTTGGGTTTCCCCTGACAAGACAGTTAAAGATAATGCCGAACGGTAAGGTAATACAATAATTAAAGGACACAAAAAATGGGTCAACCAAAATGGAAAGTTAGTATAGCAATTCACGGAATAGTAGCAAACTATGAGGCCACTGTTTCAGCCGACAGCGAGGTTGAGGCGGAAGAAAAGGTAAGGCAGATGTATGAGGACGGCGATCAGACAAATGCTGATATAACAGAGCCAGACTTCACAAACGCCTTTTTATCGTCTGACGGCGACAGTATGACCATTGAGGAGGCGGACGAAGATGAAGAAAATTAAAGACTACTCGTATATCATAACTTTAAGTGAGGATGGCTTTGAGAGTTCCGTTGGCCGTAAGCCAAGAAATCAGGACGAATTTGATGAATGGGGCTACTATATGAAAAAGGGGATTGACGCACAACTTGATTGGGATATTCTTGAGAATTGTGCGGGGGAACATTTTAAATAATTACCTTGACTTCACTTTGAAGTTATGGTATAATACCCAGATAATTTAAAGGGAAGAACAATATGAAAACAAAAGAAGAAATTTTAAGGATGACAAAGACCGAGCTATTAGCCTACAAATGGTCAAAAGATTTAAGCACTGTTGGTGATTGCTCTAACTGCTCTTACTGCTTTGGCTGCTCTGACTGCTCTTACTGCTCTGACTGCTCTTACTGCTCTGGCTGCTCTGACTGCTTTGGCTGCTCTGACTGCTTTGGCTGCTCTGACTGCTCTGACTGCTCTGGCTGCTCTGGCTGCTCTGACTGCTCTGACTGCTTCGGTTGCAGAAACGTAACAATAAAATCACGATATATGATTTGCAATGTACAGCTAACAAAAGAAGAATATGAACTAAAGATTAGGGAACTAAAAAATGATTAAAAATTGGTTGATAATTACTGTTGTGATTTTGTGGGTCTGTATGCTGGCATTTATGGCTGGCTGTGTGGTAGTGGACATATACGACCCCGATGATGGTAAAAAGTTGTTCCACTATGCCTCTGCCTTTAACGCAGTAAAGGCGACTGACCTTGAGCTATACATACCAAAAGTTGCTTACGTCAAAGCTGGGGCGTGGCAAAAAGATACTGACCCCAACGGAATGAAAACCTTGCTCGATGGACTGTTCCCGATTGTAGGGGGTCTTAGATGAAGTACCAAGAACTAAAGGGTTATAAATATGAGTTGGTGGAATCACTGACCACACAAACTGGGATATATGACGCAAGTACAACACTGTATAGTGGTGGTGTGTACTATGCAACACTGTCCCCCGATGGATTTTTAACGATTCACTGGGGATACCAGTGGGACGGTATGTCTGGTGTAGGCGACAGCAAACAGTCTATGCGAGCCTCCCTTGTCCACGATGTCCTTTATCAAATGATGCGGGCAGAACTACTGGACAGAAAATATAAGGATGTTGCTGACAGGCTGTTTGAAAAAATTCTGATAGAAGACGGGGCAAGCAAGCTGAATGCTTGGATATGTTATCAGGGTGTAAAAATGTTTGGTAAAAAGTCAACATACCCTGAAAAGAAACGCCGTGGGAAGATAATTGAGATTTAAGAATTTAATACCTCCACAGGCCAGATTCCGCCGCCTGTACCCAAGATGCGGGATAAAGATTTTATGCCCCCGTAGCTATGCGTGTCGGGGGCAGCAATTATAAGGTGATATATGAATGATGTTAAAATTACAACTGAGATAAAAACCCGTGAGGTAATTAGGCTGGGATTCGAGGATGTACTTGCATACCTCAAACACAGATGTCTTGTACCAGACAAGTATGATAAATTACGGATATTTACAGTATGTCCCCGTGGTGGGGATTATTCTGGAATGGATTTAGATATAGATAAGGATAACCTTATATTTGTGGAAATAATGGCAACAAAAATAACTGAATGTACTAAGGAAATATAATATGAAAGCAACATTAAAAGAACACAAGAAATATATGGCTGGTCAGACTAAATGTGGGCTAAAGGTGGGTGATAGGGTAAAGCTGCTACGGAAAGCAAAATCCCACGAAAAGGGATGGGATAACTCTTGGGAAGAGGAAATGGATTTACGAGTTGGGCATACCGGAAGAATTTCCAGTATTGGTTGTGTCGGAATATCAGTAGAATTTTGGGATGACTATCCTGCGTATAGTTATCCTTTTTATGTACTTAAAAAAGTACGGAAAGCAAGAGGTACAAAATGAAGTTGACGAACAGACTGGGTTTTCCTCCGGCGTTTGTAATTGCAGCCGGAAGCCACACCTATCCGCAGAAGCCAGAAAGAATTGGCGTAACACAGTTGATTGACAGTCCGAAAGTACGGCGACTGACAATAGAGAAGTACGACAGTATTACCGTTGACATTGAAGATTTTATGGTCGCAATGTTGGGTACGGCTTTTCACGGTGTTCTCGAAAAAAACAGACCACTTTATTGTGAGGTAGAGAAGAAATGGGAATACCCAATTAGTCAAAATCCACCACTGTTACTTGTTGGTAAGGCAGATGTGGTTTCACAGGATGAAATTAGAGATTATAAGTTGATGTCAGCTTTCAGTTGGATTTTTGACAAGGATAAGCATTTTGTAGAGCAGTTAAATATACTCAATTTTTTAAGATACAAAATTGAGGGGATAATATCTAAGAAATTGATTGTCGATTGCTTTATCAAGGACTGGAGTAAATATCAGGCACAGAAAGACCCGGACTACCCACAGGAAAAATACTTCTGTCGTGAGGTAGCTGTGTGGCCGATGGAACAGACGATTGCCTTTATAAAAGACCGGCTGAAACTTCATCTTGACTCTGCCTATGAATGTACCAAAACTGATAAGTGGATTAGATTTGGTAAATTCGCTGTGATGGAGAAAGATAAGAAGAAAGCTATGCGTTTGTTGGATACTGCCCCAGAAGCTATGGCATACATTGAGGAAAAGGGACTGACTGACAAATACAGCAAAGGTACAGTAACAATCGAGCAAAGAAAGACAGAAGCAAATAGATGTTTGAATTGTTGTAATTGCCGTTCCGTGTGTGAGTACGCCCTGAGTTTGGCAGGAGCTAAAGAATGAATATAATGTATGTTCAATACCAAGAGTCAAACGAGAATAAAATACAGGGCGTATATTTCCTGACCCCCAGTTTGCTCAAGTTGATTGACTACATCAAATTAAATTACCCAGATTGGAAACTCATTGATACACGACACTGTGGAAATGTATTTGATGTTGTTGATGGTGATATTGTGAGTAGGATACTGTGATGGGTGATTTATTTAACACTAACTTTAGAGATATGGAAAAGCATTTGTTAGATGATGCTGGTGGTGTTGACTTGACCACCATCAGCAGAGAAGATTTGCAGCCTTTTGATAATGAGCTATTGGGGCTGTATAATAAGGCTTTTTTTAACAATAATCCCAATTTTAAAAGCACGGGGGTATTGCTCGGAATACTGAATTTGAGAAAATCTCTAATGAGGGATTTAAAATGAGTAGTGCTGGTATTACAAAAGGCATTTTCTACGGGATTGTTGAGGATGGAAAATTCCACCTCGACAACAGTGGAATATACAATACTTGGATAAAGAACTTTGAGGGAAAAAGAGTTCAGATAACTTTTGAGAAAGAGACTGAGAAGTATTCCCAGCAGCAGTTTGCCTACTTGTATTCAGCGGTGTACCTTCCGCTTGCCGCAGCAACCGGACATACGGTTGAAGAAGTTGATGGCATTCTAAAAAAGATGCACCTTACAAGAGATAAGGGTAAAAAAACGGAGTGGGTAAAAGAGAAATCTAAACTAACTAAGGCTGAACTTGCCAAATACATTGACGACTGCATTCAAACCTGTGCAGAAAATGGTGTTGTAGTACTGCCGCCGAACAAGGGAAAAGAATGATGCTAAAATCCTATGTAAAAATCTTTAACCTCGGACACAAGGCCATTACAGATTTATTCTTGAATGATGTTACAGTTGAAGAGAAAATAGATGGCAGTCAGTTTTCTTTTGGTGTACGGGATGGTGTTCTATTTTGTAACTCCCATCATTGTCAGTTAAACATAGATAGTGCTGGAATGTTTCAGCCCGCCTGTGATTATGTCAAGACAATAAAGGACGGACTTGTTTGGGGCTGGACATACAGGGGTGAGTTTCTTGCAAAGCCGCACCATAACGTCCTGCAATACACAAGGATACCCCAGAACCACATTATTCTATTTGATATTGATGTGGGTACTGAGTGTTACCTTGGGCGTGGCTACAAGGTAGCTAATGCCGTAATGTTGGGATTAGAGTGCGTTCCAAAATTTAAACTTGTGAATCAGCATAACACAGAGATTAGGGCAGATTTCTTTAAAGAACTTCTCAATAGGGAAAGTTGCTTGGGAGGAACAACTATTGAAGGCGTGGTAATTAAGAATTACTCCCGATTTGGTATTGACGGACATTGCTTGATGGGAAAATATGTCTCTGAAAAGTTCAAAGAAGTGGCACAGCGACATCAGAAAAAAGTAAATCCGTCTAACAAAGATACAATAGAAGAAATAGGGGGTGAGTTATGTACTGAAGCTCGATGGCTAAAAGCAGTTCAGGCTTTAAGAGAACAGAATTTACTCGAAGATGCACCGCAGGATATTGGTAAATTACTTAAACAGGTGAATACCGATATTATGGCTGAGTGTTCTGATTACATTAAGGAAAGATTGTACTCTATGGCAAGAAGAAAAATTTTGCAGAGAGCTACACAGGGCTTACCAACGTGGTATAAAGAAGAATTATTAAAGAAACAATTTAACAAAGAAAGTGAGTTGTAAAATGGCGTATGGAAAAAGTAGTTACAGTGGTGGTGGAAATTCTGGTGGAAGAAAGAAATTTGAAATTAAGGACAACACATTCACTCTGTTTGTGAATGATAAGAGGGACAAAGATGGAAATATAATTGAAAACCGCCCAGACTTCACAGGTAAAGGTCTGTTTGATGGTGTACCAGTTTATGTGTCTGCTTGGAAGAAGAAAACAGCCAAAGGCACGTTCTTATCTGGCTCAGTTAAACCCCAGAGTGAGAATACTGGAAGCGGTTCAAGTGGAAACAATGAAAAGGATAATGACAGAGATGCAAACCCCTTTAGTTAATAACTATCGACTGCGGAGGACTGATAAATTCTCAATTAGATTTATCAAGTGTTCCTCGGTAGAGTATTATGTAGCCAGACCCTTATTTGGGCTGACTACTATAACAGTAGCCCCTCTGTATAAGCGGGTACTTAATCTTGGATGGTTACAAATAATAAGGATGAATTGATATGGCGATATTGCAACTAACACAGGATTACTTTGTGGAATTTGATGACGAGGATATTCCAACTGCCAACAAACATAAGTGGTTTGCAAAGTTTGGTGGTACAGGTGGGCAACCCTATGCAGCACGAAGTGAGACCTATTATGTTGATGGCAAAAGAAAAGTCAGGACAATACGCTTGCATAGGCAGATAATGAATTGCCCACAGGGAATGGAAGTTGACCATATTGACGGAAACACCATGAATTGCAGGAAAGCTAACTTAGCTGTAAAAACTAAGGCAGCGAATCTTGAAAATAGATTAAAGAATCCTGCTGAGTTTGACCAGCAGAAAATTACTGAAGGAATTGTGTAATGGCTACAAAAGATTGTAAGAACTGCCCATATAAAATACAGGCGACTTTTAAGAAGCCTACCATTGCTGAGATAGATACCTTTGCAAAAGAGATTGGTTATCAACCATTTGATGCAGAGCAATTCTTCTACTACAATGATGCTCGTGGCTGGGCAGATTCTAAGGGTAGGCCTTATAAAGTATGGAAGTCTGTTGTTCAAACTTGGAGGAAACAAGCTGAGCGTAGAGGCGACATTAAACCAGCACAGAAAACATTTGTAGAGAGGATGCGGGAAAATGAGGGGCAACTTTAATGTATTTCTTCAGTGCTGATGAACATTTTGGGCATGCAAACGTACTGAAGTACAATGATAGGCCTTATTCTAATGCTACAGAAATGGATGAGGGGCTTATCAGAAACTTCAACAGCGTAGTTGCTAAGGATGATGTTACGGTACATGCCGGAGATTTCTGCTGGTGTAATAACAAAGAAGATGCCTATAAAAAATATATAAGAAGATTAAATGGCACACATATTTTACTGGCTGGAAGTCATGACCACTGGATGCCAAAGACAGCAGCCTATATCTGGCACAAAACCATTGAGGGAATTTTTGTAGTAGTTTGCCACTACTGCATGTTGACTTGGGAACGCAGCCACTATAATTCTTGGCAGTTGTTTGGGCATTCTCACGGGCGATTGGTTAGAGACTCAAAACAGTGGGATGTTGGGGTGGACAATAACAACTACTTCCCAGTGTCTTTTGAGCAGCTAAAGACAATAATGGCTAACAAACCCAACAACCCGAATTATATAGAAAAAAGAGAGGTGAGAACTTGAAACTTATAAAACACTCCATAACGCTCCACACGCCTCTCATAGAGAAGGGGGTATCAACCGGCTTTACCGAGTTCGATAAGGCAACGGGTGGCCTCTCACGCAGGGAATTGACCGTTATAGCAGGTCAAAGAGGCTTAGGCAAGACTTCTCTTGCGATTGACCTTGCCCTGAAGTTTGCAAAAACACTAAAAGTAGCTTTCTTTTCGATGGAAATGGCTGAACAACAGCTTCTAACCAGAATGGAAGGCTATATACAGGAATCAAAATATCTTGATTTAGTTCAGGGGGTTGTTCCAGTAAAGAGTGAAACTAAGCAGTATTTGTCTGAGCTTTCACTGTTTATATGTGATAAGTCAGGATTAACTCCCATGCAAGCGGGGGAAATCTTAGAGGCCTCTGGCGAAAAATTTGATGTGATTATATTTGACCACATTGGATGCTTTCGTACCACTGGGTTTAAAGGGCAGAGGTATGAGGCTATCGACCGCATAGCTGAGTATCTAAAGACAATGAGCAAGGAACGTAATGCTATTGTAATTGCACTTTGTCATTTGAATCGAGAATCTGAACGCAGGGAAAGCCACAAACCCCGGCTGAGTGATTGTCGAGAGGGTGCTGGGCTTGAGAACTTTGGAAATCGAATAATACTCCTATATCGACCGGCCTTCTACAACCTGTATGAGGAACGCAAAGAGGGTAAGTTTGATGACAGCGAAATGTACTTAATACTTGCGAAAAATACTAATGGGGAAACCGGGGAGTTCCCTGTGGTATGGTTGTCAGAGTGGATGAAATTTGCTGATGTTACCTTTGAGCTTGGAAAATTCTAATGGAAAAGATTGAAAGGGATATGAGTCGCTTTATTGAGGAGTTCTATAATTTTAAATTAACTGTCCCTTGGCGGTATAGGCCAAAAGTTAAATTAAAACTTATTTGGATAAGATTAAGGCTGGGATACTACAAGTATAAATTTTGGATTTATAGTAAGTTAGGGAAATTCTAAGGAACTGTTTGTGATAATGTTATTCTTACTGGTATATGATTGGATAAATGCAGAATGAATGAATTACCTTACCCATACCATAATTTAGAAGTCCTTGAAGAAAACAGTAAGCATTGGGTTACCCTCTGCCCATTCCATAAGGAGGAGGAGGGCAGCTTTACAATAAACAAAGGTGGAAGATTCCCCCTGTGGTTCAAGTGTTGGGGCTGTAATTGTCAGGGTAGTCCTAAGCAGTACGCCGAGCATTTTAAAATGAATCCCAAGGATATTAAATATATCCCAATAAAGAAGGAAGTACCAGTGGTGATAAACTGGGAAGAGAGATTGCATTGGGAAGGTTCAGGGGTTTTATCAAGAGAATTTGCAGAACACCTTGGTATTCTTCCACAAACAATAGAAAAATTCCGATTGGGATATTACCAAGGTAAATTCCTTGTTCCAATGTTTGGGGAACATGGGAAGATTGTGGGAATACAGGAACATTACTGGGACACTAAAACAGGCAAGCATGTAAAGAAGGGTCAGAAACACAGTAAGCATGGGGTATTTAAACCTAACATTGAATTTGATATTACAAAACCAATAATTGTGAACGAGGGATTCTCTGACACAGCTTGCTCAGTAGAGATGGGATTCCAAGCGATTGGGAAATACAATGCCCTGTATAAATGCACTGCGGCAACCATCTCTGCTCTAAAGAAATTTAAAAAGGTATTGATTATTGCTGATAATGATGAGGACGATGTTGGAGCAAGGGGTGCTGGTGAGTTGCATGCAGAATTACCAAACTCTGACATTCTTATACCCCCAGACCCATACAATGATGAGAGGGATTGGATGATTGCAGTTGGCAGAAACATACTGGCAGACCACTTAAACTGGCTGCTCAAGAGATAATTCTTTTTATAAGGAGTAACACTATGAAATCGTTTATTTTATCTTGACTTGACTAACGAATTGTGATATAATACCCGAATCAGAAAACAATAGAAATAAATGGAGGTGATTTACGGCCAATCATGAGCGTATATATCAGAAAGTAACACATGAGCAACTTGAAAAATGTCTCCGGTGGTGTCAGAATGTCCTTAACCTACGGGATTGGGAAATAGATTTTCATACAGGTACACCCTTTAAGAATGAACGTGCTGCTGGGTGGACAATGGAAATAGGCGAGAGGCAGAGATTTCTGATGCAAGCTGAGATATGGATTGATACGGGTTATTGCAAGGAAAAGGATGACAACCCCTACGTTGTAGTTTGTCATGAAGCACTACATGTTTTGATTGGGGGTAAGTGTATGATTGACTCAGAGAATGATGAGTACATCACCTACACTCTTGATGACGTACTGTACCTGAAATTTTGTGCAGACAATAAGATTAAAGTAATGCCCCTAAAAGAATGAAGAAGCACGTTAAAATATATCTTGATTCAGCAGGCAAGACTACGGCAGATGTAATACTTTGTGAGATTAGAGCCGAGGGATGTGAGAGCATTGCCGTTGACATTCACCACATTAACGGAAGATGTGGGAAAAATAGTGATAATATAGACAATCTTGTGGCAGTCTGTCGAAATTGTCATAATAAGGCACATGGGGTTGACAGTAAAGAAATAAAAAGGAAACTCTTGGGCATTGTGTCCAGAAGGCACAAATACAAATGAGAATAAGTAAGGTTGGAAATAGATATGGTAAATTGACAGTTATCTCCCAAACATAGGGGGAGAAATACACATGGGGAGTATTGCTGGAACTGCCTCTGTGATTGTGGTGGTACAAGTATAGTGAGGGGGTCTCACTTACAAAGTGGGAATGTTAAAAGTTGTGGCTGCATTCGCCAACAGACCCCAGCTTCCAGTCAAGATTTATCTGGCTCTGTGCATGGGGAATTAAAAATAATTGAAAAGGCTGTCGAGCGGCTAAATAACCCCTTTTTCTATTCACTTAAATAGAAATAATCAGTGAAAACGCCACAATTTTGCTTGACAAAACCACGTAAGTAGTTAATATATAAGAAGTTATAACACAAGCACGAAAGGATTGAAAAATGATGGTAGATTTGTTCGCACCGAAGAGGGAAGATAAACTGAAAATCTATACGATTGGATATGGATTGAGACCGATGGACGTGTTTTTAACCATATTGCAGGGAAATGGGATTGACCTGCTTGTTGACATCCGTACCAAGCCCTATTCTCGGAATCCTCAGTTCATTCTTAAAAATCTCACGGCATCCCTGAAATCCAGAAACATAGAGTTGAGATGGTTCGGCCCGAAGCTCGGCGGCATCGGCGGATTGTCGCCGGACGATTGGCGAAAAGCACTCCCAGAAGTTATTGAGCTTGCAAAAGAAAACACCATAGTTATAATGTGCGCGGAAAAGGACGTAAATCAGTGTCATAGATTACAGATTGGCGAAATGCTGAGAGATGAACACGGTTGCGAAATTGTGCATTTATAAAACATTGCGGGGTCGTCTAACAAGCGGCTGGCTTTGGGGGAAAAGATAACAAGAAGTGCAAATACTTTGTTGAGAGTTGTTTGATGAGAGAAGGATGCTAATATGAGAGTGCTGGCAATAGACCCCGGTAATGTAGAGTCTGCCTTTGTCATCTATCAGGATGGAGAGATTCTTGAAAAAGGTAAGGTCGTAAATGAAGAATTATTGCAACACACAATAGAACTTGAAAGTCATTATAAATGTGAACATCTTGCAATAGAGATGGTAGCTTGTTATGGAATGGCTGTTGGAAAAACTGTGTTTGAGACTTGTGTTTGGATAGGTCGATTTATTCAGGCTTGGGACAATGATTACACCCAGATTTATCGCAAGGATGTAAAGATGTTCCTCTGCAATTCGGTAAAAGCCAAGGATGGAAATATACGGCAAGCGATTATTGATAAGTTTCCTCCAACTGGTGATGGTAAAATACCACAGGTTGGAACAAAGAAAAAACCCGGCCCACTGTTTGGTGTCCATGATGATATTTGGGCCGCATTGGGTGTTGCAATGACCTTTGAGAACAATGTAAAGGGGAAGTTGCTATGACAGTTAAAGAGTATTTAGAATCTGGTGAACCTCAATTTACAACTGAAAAATATGAACTAAGTGGCATGGAGCACCTGATAGTTACCAACAAGCTTGGGGATGTTTTTGTAAAGGCCTGTAATACTGTTCTATGGGAATTATTTCCATCGGGGGCATGCGTAGAAGCTCTACATAACTACATCTTTGAAGCGTCCCCAAAGGAACGTAAGGCAATATGTTTATTAACTCTTGGATATATTACGGAGAAATAACATGAGAAGTTTTGGAGCGATGTTAGGGGCAGACCCCCGCAGGGGTGATTTATACAGTGTACTCAGGAAATGGCAAAACCAGCATGGGGGTTGCTTGGGTGAATACCTTGAGGTTTTGTACTTTATTTTTGAGGGTGAGAAAGATTCGGCGGAAGCTGCAATGAAAGACATTGAGAAATTACTTGGGGGTAAAAATGGGTAAGGGTTCAAATCGCAGAAGTTGCTTGGTTAGTCCTGAAGAGGAACAACTCCGCTGGGACTTATTCCAAGGAAAGATAACCAGAGAACAGTTCGACAAAGAAATGGAAAAATTGAAGGAGAAGTAAAATGATACCAGCTTGGCAATTTTTTACATTTTGGGCTTGTGCTATGGCCGTAGGGCTGTACTTATGTTACTATAATTGGAAAAATTATTTCTAATAAGATGAAGGGAAAATAGATATGCCGTACATTACAACTGATAAGAGGTCTCTATATGATGATGAGATTCAGCACTTTGAGGATTTCCACGCCGCTGAAATCTCAGCCGGGGAGTTAAACTACTTTATAAGCAGCTTACTGCATTCTGTGATAAAGAAGCAGGGATTGAAGTATGATGTCCTGAACAAAGTGATGGGCTGCTTGGAGTGTGTTAAGGTATCCCTGACTGAGACGGTAATCATACCCTACGAAAGAAATAAAATTCTTGACAATGGTGCAGTATCTTCTCTTGATGGGGATTACATGGAGAAACTATTTAATGAGGCTTCTGTAAATTCAAAGGCCTATACACCTGACCAGCGGAGAGCACTTGAGGATGCCAGATAACTTGAAGAAGAAAAAGAAGCCATTCTGTTTTATGTGTGATGATACTGGGGAATATGTAGATTACTTTAAAGCCCCAAATGGAAAGACTGTACGAATAAAACAAACTTGCATCTGTAAGGCGGTTAAAACTTTTATTGGAGAAAATAAAAATGACACCAAAAAGAATTGATTTCTGGAGAAATAATACTACACCAACATTTAGATTAACTGAATCTGAGTTTAACGAATTACTAACAATACCGGCACATAATTTACAATATCAAGATGCTGGTGGTAGGTGGGTAGATAATTTCTCTCCTCCTTGCAGGCCTGAAGCCTTAGCGTACAGACTCATACCTGCTCCGATTACAGTTACAAGAACAGAAGAAGAAAAAGTGGCCGATCCTGATGTACTGCAAGAACACGTCTTTTTGAAACCTTGGGAATGCCCAAAGGATACCCCAAATGGGAGGGACGTTGAGAAAACTATTCGCCGTACAGAATTAAATGGGATTAAAATAGAAGGTGGTGAGGACAGGATATTTGCTACCGGAGCTAAGAGACAGGCATCTGCCGGTAAAGGCCTCCCAACACTGCTTCCCGCTGATGCACTGCTTGAAATCTCCAAGCATCTTGAAGCCGCTGCTGACAAGTACGGCAGTAGGAACTGGGAGAAGGGACTCCCGCTCAGTTCAATTCTTGATTCACTACTCCGGCATATATTTGCAGAGTTAATGGGGGATACAACAGAGGAACACGCCAGAGCGATTGGTTGTAATACCCTTTTTTATATAGCAACAAAACTTAGAGTACAGCAAGGCATGCTTCCGTCTGAACTTAACGATTTACCAGAATATCACGGAAGAACCAATATAAAGGAAACATAACATGATTTGCTTCTCAGACCCACCAAAAGATGTAATAAATGCCTTACTGGAAGAATACCAAACATTGGGGGAAATACTATTTCAAATAGAAATTAAGCGAGAACACACGATTGCAAAAATGATTAGGCAATGTGAAACTATGCTGGTATCAAAGACAGGGGTATCAGTTGTCTATGATATTGTAAGGGATTTCCTTAAAGATAATGTTTGTGTAACCTATTCAGATTTGTTTAAAGAATTTATTAGAAAGCAGGAATAAAATGAGACAGTTCAAATACTACGTCAGCCACCCAATAAGTGATGGTGGAATACTGACAGAAGAAATTATGGAAAAGAATTGCAAGGCCGCTATTGATTTTACAGAGTGGCTACGCAAGGAATTTCCAACCACAGTGTTCTATTGCCCGGCTGAGCATGAAGAGTTTGTCCACACAACCTATAAGGATAAACTCCTTACAATCCCACAGATTCTTGATGTGGATTGCAAGATTATTGATGGCTGTGATGGAATGATAATCTTTAATCCCAAGGATAAAATAAGTGCCGGGATGCAAGTTGAGATAGATTACTGCTCCAAAATTGGAACTCGGATGTTCACTACTAATCCGTACTACCTTGTCCACCCAACCAGTTTAAAGGCGGAGTTGATAAGTTATTTTGAGGCGGTGGAGGACATAGAAGATGCCCAAAACTTGTAGTAAATGTCATGCCGTGTGTTACAAGGTAATTAAACTCACTAAGGGTAAGCATACTTTAGTTGATGTGGGGGATTTTGAATATCTCAATCAGTGGAAATGGCACGCCTATCTAATAAGAGGAAATTGGCACATTAGCAGATGTGAGCGTGGTGTTACTATTAAAATGTCCCGTGAAATTATGGGCTGTGTTAAAGGTGATGGAAAAATAGTTGACCACATAAATCATGATACCTTTGATAACAGGCGACATAATTTGAGATTTGTTACTTCTCAACAAAATCACCAGAACGCCCTACCTTGGGGAAAGAAACGCTCTAAGTTTAAGGGGGTTTGTTGGCACAAAGGGGATGGTTTGTGGCATTCAAGGATAACCAACAATGGTAAGGTGTTTTTTCTTGGGGCATTTACAGATGAAAAAGAGGCTGCCACTGTGTATGATAAAAAAGCTAAGAAATTGTTTGGGGAATTTGCATGTCTGAACTTTTAAATTTAAAGGTATGTCCAAAATGTAATTTCTCCCATAGTAGCTCAACCGCTATCTATTGTGTTCAGTGTGGGCACAGGTTTGGCGTGCCGTCAGGGGATTCATTTCTTGAGATGTTTAAAAATATAGTTAAAGAAGAAAAAAATGAAAGAACAAAATAAGTGTGCCCACGATTGGCTTGAGGCAGTTAAACCAAACTATTCAGCTGTGTCCTGTACCACAACAGATGAGGTGGGATGTTCAGGATATTTTATGTTCAAGAAGTACCTTTGCCTTAATTGTGGTAAAATAATTACTATTTTAAATGCTGTTGTGGAGAATGTGAAATGAAGAAACAAAATAACCGAGTTCTCTGTGTAGGCGACCTTCATCTCCCGTACTGTCGTCCAAACTATCTTCAGTTCTGTAAGGATATGTATAAAAAACATAGATGCAATAGTGTAGTGTTTCTTGGGGATGTCGTGGACTTACACTCTATCAGCTTTCACCCCAAGCGTCCTGACATGCCAAACGCATCGGCAGAATATGAGCTTGCCAAGAAAGCTGTGAGTCAGTGGAGAAAAGCATTCCCGAAGGCAATGGTATGTATAGGTAACCATGATGCCCGACCACTACGATTAGCTGAGACTGTATCTATCCCCGAAGAGATGTTGAAGAGCTTTGCTGAGATATGGGACACAAGGAGTTGGACATGGGATTGGGAGTTTGTTATTGACGATGTCTGCTATATTCATGGAACTGGATGCGGTGGAGAACACCCGGCGTTCAATAAAATGAAGTCAACCGGCCTTAGCTATGTTATGGGGCACACTCACTCCGCAGCAGGGATAAAGTGGCTGGCATCCCCCAAGAGTCGTATGTTTGGAATGGATGTTTCTACGGGCGTGGATGATAGGTCAATGGCATTTGCGTATGGCCAGTTCGCTCGTAGGCGTTCCATTGTGGGTTGTGGTGTGGTACTTAACGGAGTTCCATACTACGAAATAATGCAAATGGGAGCAAAAGAACGATATTGGGATGGGGGGAAGTGATGATTAAGAATAAACTGTCAGTAGAATGCTGGTATGACTTTGGCTCATGGGCGTTGCCTCTACGAGTTACTTGGTGGGGGCATGGGAACAACTTCGTTGTATTTTCATTGGATGTCCAGTTTCTATGTTTTGGAATCAGGTTGGAGATATACAATGATTAGCTTTACATTGGCAGTAGTAGCTTTCTTAGCAGCTATCGGATGGCGTTTGGAGAAATGAGAATTTTCAAAAATGAATAAAAAAATTGGGGGACGTAGCCGTTAGGACTAAATCCCCCAATTTCTTATTTAACTGTATGCCCTAATGCCCATATAAATCGGGCTAACCAAAAAATTAGAGCAAGTACAATAGTACCAAGCAAAGAGAATACACCGGCTATAATCTTTCCGTGAAGATGTAGGTGGTTATCAAAGTGCTTGATTAGGGAGTTTTGCTTAACTGCAAAGACTGCCAAACTCTTTTCAATAGAATCTAACCTATCCTCAATGGTTTTTCTCGGCTTTGTCTTTTGTGGCTTACTCATGGCTTTCCCCCTTAACTTTATTTCTTGCTATCTCTTTTGATTTATCAATCTGATTTCTGATAGCTTTAATTTTCTGCTCATTGCTCAGGTCAGACCACATTGGTCTCCCCATTATTTCTCTCAAACGAGGATTCAACACCTCTTTAACTTTTTCCTGATATGCTTTGTATCGGGCATCATTCAGTTTCCAATCACCCAATTTCTTAGAAAGTCCACCAACCCCAACACCAAGGGATTCCATCTGAGTCTGAATATCCTTGTCAAGACCCTTCTGTACTTTCTTCCCCACCTTTTGCTGTTCGGCAAGAGTCTCACCAATGTAATCAAAATTACTGGTTTTCTCTTTACTTACCTCAGCCTCAAGTTGTCTTAGTGTAGGTGAGTAACCTCTTATCTGTTTCTGTTGAACATCAGATAGTTCATCCCACTTCTTGCCATGCTTTTCTTCGGCCAGTTTGTTCTTCATCTTGGTTGCAACGGTAGAAGCATATTCCTTAACTTCGTTAGTAGATTGAGAGAACATCTCAAGAGAAGCCCTGCTTGCTGTTTGTGCCCAACCTTGGTCGATTGCAGCTTCCCACGTTGCAGCGAGAATCTGGGGAGCTAACGCATTAGCAACTTCACGCCCGGCAAAGAAGATACCTTTACCAGCCTTCTCTCCAAATACATTCTGAAGTCCCTGAACCTGTCCAGCAAACTCTTTTCCTAATGGGCCTTTTTCACCAGCCTCATGTTTAGCTAAGTCAGGCATCTCCCAGATACTATTCCCCATAAAGTCCCGGCCTGTCCACCATCGGGCTATTAGACCAAGAACTGGATTGCCTCTTCCTTTTAGATACTGCTCGATAACTTCTTTACGGGGGGTTTTCTTTATCTCACCCGCTTGTGTTTTTGTTTTACCTGAGATTAAGCGGGCGAGGAATCTATACTTCTGAATCTCACCACCACCTATATCAATACTTGTATCCCCATTAACAATCTTACCCCAGTTAGAGGATGATGGGTTACTGTCACTGTGTAGTTTAGGGCTGCCATCTTCTTTTCTTGCCCACTCAAATCTATCAGCAAGCTCTTTTCCAATCAATGTTGTAAGGCTTGATACAAGGATTATCTTTGCAATGTCTGTTGCAATAGCTGAGCCAATATAAGCTCTGCTCCCGGCCTTTGTTACGACATCACTATAAACTTTAAATCTTGCGGTTGTAACGGAGGCAGAAAACAAAACATGGTTTGCTACCGCTTGAATCTTCTTCATATTGGGGTCTTTAGAGCGAAGGACTTTTACAAGAGTGTTGATAGCACTTGCTCGATTAGTTCTGTATTCCTGTGCTTTTGCCAAAGCCTCTTTAGCTGCAACATCACCGCCCTTAGCTCTCATGGTGAACTCCGCTTGCATCTTGGGCGTTACGGGTAATCCTGCCTTTTCAAATTCACCCATTGCCGTATCATACATACTCTGCACAAGATAATCGTGGGCTGCGGCAAAGCCTCTCTCTGCACCCCGTGAAATCTTACCCAATGCTCTTATTGGAGCACCAGCTATCTTACCAAATTTACCACCCTTTTCCCCCGTGTGTAACATCTTCTGGGTAAGGTGTGTACTTAATGAAAACTGCTCTGCTCTTTCACCAGAGTAGGCAGTAGTAGCTAATCTATTTACTCCATCGTCAGATGCCTGTTGATAGTAAGGACTATTCTTAGTTCTCGCCTCAATCTTCTCCGCATATTTTTCACTAACGTAAGCTCTTGCATTTATGCCAACAGCCTTAGAAAATAAAATCGGATGTCGAGTTGCAATGGAAGAAGCCTGACGAGCAATTTGAACATCCAAACTAACTATCAATTTTGATGCAGCTTGTATATCATTCTCCAAACTCAGTATATTATAGTTCTTTGCTCTCAATGCCTCGTGAGCTTCATACAGTCCTGTTGCAGTCTTTTTTCCAACTATATCTTCAATGTATTGGTATTGGCTTCTCTGTAGAACTTCTCCGTTGTTCCAAGAATCAAAAGCCTCTTTAGCATTGTTAGCCTTAAACACATCCTTGTACCTACCAATAATCTTTGAGGAGATTACATTCATTTCGTCAGGAGTAAAATTGGGGGAAGGTACTTTGAAAGTCTCTGCCTTGTCCCTGAATCCTGCTCTTGCTTTTTGCATCGCATCAGCGGGAGGAGTTCCAGCAGCCAACTCATCACTTAGTATTGTCTGATAATCAGCAGCCTGTCTTGCCCTCAATTCTTTAACAGCCGGTTCTCTTAGTCCTGCCGTATATTTCTTTGCATCCTCTATATTGAGAGATGCCTTTTCTGATACAGATGCAATAGATGCTGGTTTAGCAGTAGGTACTTTTTGACCAACATTAGCCAAGTCAGCCGCAGTCTGTACCATCTTCTGTCCAACAACCTCTGACCCGCTCAACGGTAAATCCCCAACAGCCTTAGCCTGAGACTCCTGTGCTGTACTTCCCTTTGGACGCATTGCTTCTGATTCAAGAGCTAACTGCTCGTTAATACTGTTCCATTCAGGGGAATTTGGCTTATAATTATCCCTCTCTGCTGAAAGCTGTTGGAAGCGTTCTGAGACAGCTTTCGTCTGGGAGGATGTAACTACACCCTCTGCCCCCGTTGCTTCACTGGCAGTCACAGGAGCGGCCTTCCCTGCTGTCTTAACAGAGCTACCAACAACTGCTCCACCTGAGCCGGGGATTACACCCATAGTAAAGCCTATGAGTCCTTCTTGCAGTCTTCTATCTATAAATCCGCCCAATCCATCGGGAATTGATTTGTCATAAACTGTTTTAGCTGTAAGTTCCTGCCAGCTTCCCTGAGCCATTTCCTCAAGAGCTTCCTGTGCAGATACCTTAACTATATCTTTTGTTACAGCAGCTACTCCCTGCTTAGCAACCTTCTTAGCAGTAGCGGCGGCAACTGTTTTGAAAGAACCTTTTCCTATTTTTAAAATACCAGATAACTGTAAGTTTTCTAATATAGCAGACACACTGCCGTAAAGATGATATGCGGCTGTTGCTTCTTTTTTACTTGCCCCATCTGTCAGAGCTTGGTCGTAAGCATCCTGACCCTCGGCTGCATACATCATAGCTAAGCCAACGTCAGGCCTTCCAGATAATGTGGCTACACCGGCAGCAGCTAATACCGGAGTTGATTCTAATATAGCTAATGAAAGTTTCTTAGGGCTTGTTAGTAAGTCCTTAAAGTTTTCTGGGGGTGCAGATTCCCACTCAGGATGATTAGTCAGAATAGACTGAACACCTCTTTTGTGAGATTCAACAACATCCATATATTTAGAAGCTGCTGTTTCTTTTCCCTTGTTCTCTTTCCAAATCAAATAGCCTGTGTCTCCGGGCTGAGGTTCTCTCCCCATTGGCATATCCCCGACAAGAGCAACTAACTGAGCAACCTGCTTTGGCGTTTGCAGTATGGCACTACCGAGACGCATTCCACCTTTGGCAACTGCTCCAACCGCCTGTTGTCCAAAATCTTTTAGGGGTACTTTGGCTATATCTTCCTTAGAGAGTTTCTCCGCTGGCAAACCAGCAGGTACATCTGCCGGGTCTGTTACTGATACAAGAGGTTTCTCTTTAGGCTCAGAGAGATATTCGTCTGGGTTAAACCCCTTGGTTTCTGTAAGATATTTGTCTGGGTCAAAGGACATTATTTTATTCCTGTTAATTTACTCATTATTTTCTTTGCTCTTGGGTCTTTGGGATTAGCCTTAGCCCATTTCATAGCCTCTTGGTCTTTTGAGGATAGTTTTACACCAGCCTCAGAACCACCGGCCTGAGTCTTTGAGTTAATCAATTCAACCAACTCTGGGTAACGCTGTTCCCATCCAAAACCCAATTCAGCATTAGCAACACCGTAGGCATCACTTGTTGTCCCACCCTCAGTAATTTTATTTACCATCTTTCCGGCAGTTGTCAAAATCTGAGAGTCAGAAAACA